CTGCCACATTACATAGTGGAGCTTTCCAAGGCTTTTTCAAACGAAAGGCTTCAACGTCTATAAATGCATGCTTCATTTCTTTTCCCCATACTGCTTGTGTAATTGTGATGCATATTTCGGCATCCTGTATAAAAGAACCTTCCTATCTCCCAGGTATAACCCCCCCGTTTTAATGTAACGCTCTGCTATTTGTGTCAGAATGACTTGAATCATATCCAGTGAACCCCAATCCATTGCTCTCCAGTGTGGCCTGTTGTGATTTCTCCTTGAGGGTTTGATTTTTGTATATGGCCAGCATACCCTTCACTGCCCACCCAAGATTACTTCCCAGCTTAAACTTCCAAGCTGCTATCTCTTCTTTCTTCGTCATAGTGGTTCCTTCTGTGCATTGTATCCATCGACTGCTTTACTGCCTCCGGGGATAACCCCAGTCTATGTGCTAGAGCTTCAGCAGTAAGGTATCTGGTCTGCTGGTCTTCGTAGATAGCCACATGCTCCCCCCAGTCCTTACAACACCTGGCTACAAAGTGTAGGTACTTCCTGTTGTTAACGGTAGTCTTGTTTCTGGCTTTCTTCCTGGCCCGAATCACTATCTCCGAAAGGGTAATACATTTCATTATTAACTTCCTCTTGATAAACGATTTCAAAGTACAATACAAATAGCAAGAACAGTAGTGTCTTCACATCCGATCCTTAATCCGTGCGATGTTTATTAGGATGGCCTCAGGTGTGGGTGTGTATTCCCCCCACCACTCAGGGGGAATGGTGTCACGAGCTTCTTGGACAATCCCCAGGACGTTGTCCATATTAACAGTAGTCACACGACCAGTAGACCAAGCACGGTATGACATTTCCAAAGCAAGACGTATGTATCGCTCAGAGATGTAACCCAGCTTGTTATAAAAAAACTTGACGTGACCCTCCCCCAGGGTGTACTGGTCAGGGATCACAACGGGGGATGTACGTTGCAGCGAGTTTAACACCAGACGGAAGACACGAGATATTTCGTGGTATTCCCCCGCCAGGTGTTTAACGGTTAATGTGTTTTCGGGTACTACGTTTATTCGGGTCATAGCTAACTCCTTTTAGCTATACTAACAAAGTTTTAAGTCTTATGGAATACCCCCACAATATCTTTGCTGATGGCCCCACTTCCATGGATGTCAGAGGCTTCCAGGAGCTCGCTACGGGTCAGTACCCCCAACTGCCTGGCGTATCTCCAGCTTATCAGAAACCAGTCCATCCCAGCTGTTACCAGGAACCACACGCTGCCCTGGGCTTTCCCCCTGTCCACTGCCCAGTTAACTTGAGTGGGTTTCAGGTCTGTAAACTTAAGCGGCTTATCAGGATCCCTGGGCCAGCAGTTATATGTCTTTAGTTCTACCCATCCCCCCTGATTTTTGTAACCATAAGATGCATCGGGTATTCCACTCACCAACTTATCTTCGTGTCTCTGCCAGTGGAACTTGGGTGTGGCTCGTTTTAACTTTTGAAATAACTCAGCTTCAGTCATATTAGCCTCATAAAAAAAGGGAGCTTAGCGCCCCCTTTTCTTTTTACCTTGAAATCTTTCCGGGTTAGGAAAATGGAAATGGTTAAGGAATAATTCCTCCTTAGCCTTTTTAACATCCCCAGTGGTGGTCTTTGCTACAGTCTTACCATCCACATATAGAACCACACTGGAGAATAGATCCTGATGCCTAACCCGGTATTTTATTCGGCTGCGACAGGCTTCTTGGCTCGGCTGCGCTTGGGCTTTGGGGCATCCACTGGGGCAGTCTCCTCAGCTGTTTCTTCAACAGCCTTTGTCTTGCGTGATTTCTTGGCAGGGGTTACTTCTGCCTTGGTCTTGGCAGGCTTACTTGCCAATTCCTTGATACGGGCCTTAAGTGAAGTCCGGATCTCTTTCAGATCGTCGTCAGTTTTCTTGGGCCATACCCAGCCAGCTTCTGGCTTCTCGATTTTCAAGGCCCGTAAGTGTTTGCGGAGATCAGCTGCGGAGATTTCCAATTCAGCTGCCAAATCAGATGCTTTATAACCTTCTTGCTTAGCCATGATATTTTCCCTTATCCGGTAGTCTCGTTTCTGTTCGAGATATGTGTCAGTGAGTTGACCGTTGCATTCTAGAACATCAACTACTCTTTCGTCCACGGTCCCATTCATAATAATGAATAAGATTGTCATGGGCCTTAACTGCCCTATACGGTTAAACCTATCTTTAGCCTGGGAATATCCTATATAAGAAAAGGAGGGGGAAAAGAATATAGCCACATCAGCCGCAGTAAGTGTCATGCCCTCAGCACCAGTAGCTATCTGTATTAGTGCCGCCCCCACTGATTCATCTTCTTGGAACCTATCCTCGAATACTTCTCGATCACTATCTGGTGTGGCCCCCTGGAGTGTTAGGTATTTTATACCCAGGGAGTCAAGCATCTGGGATGCCATCTTGATTTCATGTGTGAAGGAAAAGAATATAAGGGTCTTCTCTTTAACCCTATCTTCCATGAAGTCTTTCAGGGTGGTCATCTTCTGGTTTGATATGTGGGCCATTTCCTGGGTATCAGTCTTGACAGATCCCCCAGACATTTGCCTCAGCTTCATTTGTTTCTGAGCTTCTCCACTAACACTGATTTCGAAATTATCTATTTCGGCATATAACTTAGCTTCGAACTGTTTATATATTTTCTTGGTTTTAGGGTCAGGATCAATATAAAGCTTTTGATATGATACTGGGGGTAAGTCCAGGCACTCCTCTTTCTTAACCCTGAATGCTATTGAATGCATCTTGTCAGCGAACTCATCTTCATTCTTATATCCCTCTACACTGTATCCCATGTATCCCCCCATCACAAGATACCTTTCTTTGAACAATGAGTAATTAGATCCAAAGATATCCTTATTGAGGAATTTGAATTGTGACCACACCTCTGAGATACATTTCCCGAAAGGGGTACCTGACAGAATCAATTTATATTTAACCTGGGCGCCCAATGCCATCACCGCTTTACTCCTGGCGGCCTTTCTATTCTTAATCTTGTGAGATTCATCCAGGATAACCAAGTCGGGTTTCCACTTACGCAAACGACGAAGCTCCCGTTTCACCCGGTCGTAATTAGTAACCCAGAATTGAAGACCAGGTCCTTCGGGGGGTTTATCCACTGAGCAGGTGTGGTCGAAGTCGGCATGCTTCCTGAGCTCCCTGGGCCATACTGGTTTAACAGCCTTGGGACATATCACCAGTACCCTGAGTGTTTGCTGATCCTCATATCTCCTGCCACACACGGACAGGGCTACCAGGGTCTTACCTGTCCCCTGATCCATGAACAGTGCTGAGTGGTCGATACTGCTGGCAAACCCATACGCCCTGACCTGATGCGAATAGGGGATAGTCTTGAGGGGTACGGGGATATCTGTCTCCCCCGTTCTCTTAAACCTCCTAGCTGCCCTGCGTACCTCCTTCCTGTGGTTCCTGTGGTCAGCCCTAAGCTGGTTTAATTTATCCCTCGCCGGGGTTACAACGCTATCGAACTGAAGGTCCCTCAGCGCCCTCCAGCTGGCTATGGATTCAGTCATTCGGAGTACCCCCTCTTTACGGCGGTACGTTACCCCTGGCAAGAAGGATAATTTCCTCAGCTCACTGGGGGTTCCGCTTATTACGAACCCTTTCTTTTTTCCTACGTCCAGCTTCATTGATCTTGGCCTCCCGTTGTGATCTAAACCGATGTGCGTGTTCCCTCATGATATCTTCATCATACCACATGCCAATCCAACTGGTGATTATCCTCAGCTGGCACAAATAGAAATCGGACTTCTGATAGATGTCCCCCTCAGCCCTCAGGTTATGAAACCCCACACCAGGGTCATCGGGTATTCTGTCCAGTGACTTTGCTTCCTCGGGGGTAAAAGAAAGGGAGAGCCGAATCTCGACCCCCCCATCCTTTCCCCTAATTAGCTTAGGGTTAAACTTCATTTTATCTCCCAGATCATAAATACCTTGAGGGACCTTCCCCGAGTCCAGTCGTGATTGACTCCATCTTTAACACAGAGCACATGCCCCCTAACAAAGAATAAGTAAGTCTTCCCGTCCTTCCACACCTCAGGAAATCTATCCGGCTGGTGAGTGGTTACATATTTCTTGTTCTTGTGATTCCCTGGGTAACTTTCGATCTTGTCAGATATCCCCTTCCACTCCAGGTTTGCGGGGTTATACCCCATAGAGATTATAGTGTCCCTGATAACGGCGGTCTCAGTAGCCCCACGAGGCTTTCGCCCCATCCTGGTCATAACCTCCAGCACCTCCTCGTAAGGTCTGCTGCAGGCCACTGAGACGGCCCTCACTGCGCAGTCTGCCCCCTCCCCCAATTCCTTAGCCGTTTCCCTGTGGCTAAGGTATTGCTCAGACTTACCAACGGATTTCCGAGTGATCCTGGCCATTACTTAGTACCCAGTAAAGTTTTGACTTTATCGATATCTGCGTTGCCCAGTTCCCATTCCCATTGCTTGCCGGGTTTGGTTATATCTGAGGTTCTCAGTTTCCGGCGGGCTATCCGTCCCTCGACCCCCAGTTCCAGACATATTCCTGCCAGGGTGACAGTGTTTTCGTCAGTGACTTTTTTGGCAGTTTTTTTCTCAGCTTTGTCAGCAGTTTTCTTAGTGACCTTAGTGGGTTTCTTCCGAGCCTGGCCGGCTGATTCCTGGTGGCGAATCTCAGGCTTCACTTCAGGGCCATAAGGCAGTTGCTTGATTTCCCCGCCCCCCAGGAGATATTCTACAGTTTCCGGGGTTTCCCCAGTCCAGCCTTTCAGGTCAGCAATTTCGGTGATCAGGTCAGCCCGTTTTTTGTTCCACCAGTTTTTAACTTTCAGTTCCTTGGCGATCTGCTTCACTTGTGCGGCGTTTAATGTGGTCATGTCGGTATTCCTTATCAGAGTTATTGAGTACGCGATCAGTTTACCAAAGCCCCGGAGGGCTGTAAATGGAAACTTTGAAGAAATTTACAGGGAGGCCATCCAGGTGTTGTATTCCAGGATCTCCGGGGGATGCAGCTCAGCCAGTTTTTCCCTCATGCAGTCAGTGTAGGCTTTCCCGTACTGATCTTCCTTCATCGATTTCAGGAACCGGCCCGCCTGGTCAGCGGTGTAGACGTAGGCGATTTCAGTGGCAGTGGAGACAGCTTCTTCGTTTGACAGCTGGGGGAAGGTTCCCCCGTAATCCCCTCCCAGTGTTGGTCTAAAGTGGTTCCCCATATTTTCTCCGGTTACCGTATCCCTCAGGGCCATTACCTTGTTGCCACAGCTGATAACCTCTGCTTGACGGAAGAAGAAAGTTCCCCGGTCGTCTACGCTTTGGATGTAAGTGACCAGTTGACCTTTTTTGAAGTTTTTCATGTTTGTGATTCCCTGTGTGGTTATTGACTATGGAACCATTCTATCAAGGTCTTGGCGGGCTGTAAATTAAAGTTTGAAGATTTTCCATAAAAAAATGGCCAGCCCTAAAGCTGACCACCGACCCGAAGGTCTAGCCCAGGGGAAGGCTTACTTTACTTTGATGTCCTCTAATTCTACTTCCCATTCTTCGCCGTCCACATCGATCACTGCGAACCCATCAGCCTTATTAACTGATTTAACAGTGCCATCGATTGTGTCGCCGTCGTCGTCGAATGTTACCTTGGAACCTTTAACCATTTCTTTGGTTCCAGTCTTACGACGGGATTTCCGAGCAGGGGCTTCTTCTTCAGGCTCCTCCTCTTCTTCCTCTTCGGTCAGTTCCAGTTTATCAGCCAGGAACTCACGAAGCTTAGCCTCGTTCTTTTTAACACGGGCCAGGACTTTGATATCTTCTTCTTCAGCCAGTTCGAGCAGTTCTTCTTTGCTCATGGCATTCAGGTCGGCCAGGGTCAGTTCATCGGATTCTTCTTCTGGCTCTTCTTCACCTTCAGATTCATCATCCAATTCACTGGCGGGGAACAGGTCGATGATTACCGGCTTCTTCTTACCCTGATATGTTTCATGGTCAATTTCAGCACCAAGCTCCATACCATCGTAATCAGCCAGTTCAAGTTCGAGTGGTCCTTCCGGGACTTCCATACCCATCGCTTCCAATAGGTTACGAAGATTCCAGAGTGCCTGTGGTTGAAGTGAAGTGGTGTGGTAGACAGAACCCCCACTACCTTTCATCTTCCAGTTGATGTAATCGTTACCACTGTTCTCAGAAGTTTTCAGTTCGGGAGCCCCGTCGACTGTTACCACTTGACGACCAGCTTCCAGTTTACCGGAGGATTCTACCCCAGTGAAGTCAACCTTGATACCTGTGGACTTACGTGTCTTGCGAACCATAATCTATTTCTCCGAATTTCTGCGAATGTTACGTTTGGGTGTTCCAGTAGGCTTGTTGCCTTTCCCCTGAATCACATCACTCAATTTATCATAGGAAGGATCAACAATATACTCCGGAAGTGGAAATGTTTTGGGTCTGCGTATCTTTGTTGCATAATACCCATGTGGTCCTACCCGAAGACAGTACTCCACTTTCCTTATAGGCTTTTCTCCAGCCTTTCTGGACTTGGTTATGGTTTCCCGAATGAATGTATTACCGACCACATTGACTGCCCCCAATATGGTAGAGGCTACTGATGGCATCATCCGGGGTCCTACTTCAGGCATGATCACTTCAGAATCATCATCAGTGTCTACTTCGGTAACTCGGTCATGGGCCAAGAATATAACATGAAGCCCACTGGTTATCAAATCCCGATAATGCATTAACCAGATATTCAAAAGACCACTGGCCTGGCCAAAGTCTTTCTGACTGGTTTGATCATCAGCTTTTTTATTGGCCAGTTCCTTTGCTTCCCTTATGGCCAGTACCTGGAGGGAGTGGATTGCATCGATGCTTATTGTGCTGTATCCGTGGTCTGTATCAGACAGCTCCCAGTATAACTCTTCGAATTCTGTCCAGGTGTCGATTTGAATTACATCCACACCACTCAGGTTAGCCAGTGAGTCTGTTCCTTTCTCCCCCACGTCTATCACCAGCATTTTCTTTGGGAAGGATCCGGACAATGTGGTCTTACCGGTTCCACTCCTGCCATAGAACAAAGCTGCCATCCCCAGGTTCTGTTCTTGGATAGGCTTAGCCTTGTTCAATATTGTACTCTTTGTCTTTGCTACCTTTTTCATCTTCCTTCCTCACATAATCATGTTTAAGTAGATACTCGGTATCATCCCCCCGGAATTCGGCATGACAAATAGACTGGTAGTCACACCACGAGCAGTCCCTGGTCAGGTTTCTTACAAACCAGTCCTTACCCGTTTTTTCGTAGCCCTCCTCCAGGCTCTTAACCATTTGAGCAGTGGTTATCAATTCATCCAGTGCTGTTTGAACCATCTCCTGTTTAATTGGTAGCTTGACTTCCCGGTAAAAGGATTCTCTCCGGGTTTCCAGTTCGGCCAGTATATCAGCATAGCCCAGTGGATCCAAACCATGCCGTTTAATCTCCCTGAGATATATCTCGGGTGTGGTGTCTATATTCTTCCTTGTAGATATTGCACCTGACTTAAGCAGCTCAGGTTTAGATGGTAGCTTAGTCCTGACGTAATCCCAGATAACCCCAGACACTGGGGGTTCATCCATTGCTGGAAGCATTCCTGCGTATATCAGGATCTGGATGTCGTTAAGCCTCATTTCCTCCCCTGGCATTTTCTTACAGGTCTTGTGCTCCACTAACCAGCGTCGGCCCTTATCATCCTCAGCCTTACCATCGATCTTACCCACAAGCACTATACCTGGGGCTATTTCTATTTCAAATTCCTTTTCTACCCAGATCATTTTCCAATTGCGGGACTTCCAGTCTTTGATGTATCCCCGCATCAGGCTTTTAACTAAAGGCATGATGTCCCGATTCAATGCCTGTTCTTCCTTAAACATTTTCTTGAATTCCTTTTCTTTCCACTCCCTGATTACTGGCAGGTAATGTCCGTTGCGGAAATAGGATTCAAGACACTCATGAACAAGGCTACCCACTAACAGGGGTCTGCCCTTTAATCGTTTCTTTAGCTTCAGGATGTATTTGTACTTGTAGGCTTTTAAACAACGCCTAGCCAGCTTAGTCTTGCTGTGTGATGTTTTATATATCAGCTTGCCCATATTCCACCAGGAGTATATAGTATGTTTCACTGCGTATCATATCACAACCATCTTTGTCGCAACACTTGATAGCCAGCTTCTTATTGTGGGTCTTTATTACTGACTCGCTTTCTGCGTGGTGTAGATACCACACTCTCCTCGGTGGCAACCTTATATCTTTCATATTGTTTCCTCGTAATAACTACACATCCCATACTAAGGAATATTTTCTTGCCCCCCGGGCTGTTTATTTTAAAAGCCTTGCTGGTTTCTTTCTCCAGCATGTATGTGGATTTATGCTGCATGTTTTAGCTCCAGTGGATCAGGTAACTCAGAACCATCGTATTCCTTACCGACACCCCAGTTGCCCAGGGTTACATCTGCCAGGATGGGCAGGGGTAAATCTATCTCGAATTCTTTCATCAGCTTAGAGGATTCCATAATAGCCTTTACTCTGGCCATTGCTGCCAGTGCGTGTTCTGTCTTCACTATCCCGACCATGGCATCGTGCACTGTTCCCCCCAGCTTCACTATATCATTCTGGAAGTAATCATTGACCTCCACTAGGGCCATCAGTATCATCTCAGCTGCGAAACCCTGGATGGGGGAATTGATAGCATTCCTTTCTGCTTCAGCTGCCAGCCCCTGATCTGGTGAATTGATTTGGGGCAGATGACGTACTCGCCCAGTGAGTGTTCTGACCTGTCCCATGTTCCGGACTATACGACGTTGACGTCTATGCCACTCTACCAGTCCTGGGTATGTTTCAAAGAACCTGACCCGCATAGCCTTGGCCTGGGCATCAGATACTACCAGTCCATATTGTGCCTCAGCGTATTCACGGAACTTCCTCCAACCCATTCCATATATAAAGCCGAAGTTAATAGCCTTGGCTTTCTTACGTTCTTCCTTGAGCTGGGTCTTCCGTTTGGCCGGATCCATTATGTGGGCCACTGCTTCCTCAGTGCTGATACCCATGACCATCTGGTAAGTGGATTCGTGTATGTCCCCCCCACTGCGGAATATCTGGAGCATGTGGGTCTCATTGGCAGCTACAGCAGCCACACGCAGTTCTACCTGGGAGTAATCTACCTCAAAGAATACATAACCCTCTGGGGCTCCTATAAGGCTCCTTATGAATGGATCCCTGGGTACCTGCTGAAGGTTAGGGTTAGAACAGGATGGCCTGCCGGTTACTGTCCCCGCCACTTTGAATGAGGGGAACAGCTGACCATCTATCATCCTTTTCTGCCAGCCCACTATAAATGATGACCACTGTTTAAATGCCCCTCGGTATTCCAACAGCTTAGATACTATCTTATGCTGGTCTTTCATTTTGACCAGGTTATCCTCAGCTGTGGATGGTGCACCTTTCTCAGTCAGTCCAGCAGGTACCAGATCCATGCTTCCGAATAACAGCTTGTTTAAATGAACTGCGCTGTTCCAGTTCATAGCATCCACATCCTCCAGATAGGGTCTGGCCATCCGGTTAAGGGATCGGGATATTCGCTTAATTCTGCTGACCAGGATGACCTCACTTTCCCGCATCCTTTCCAGGTCTACATGTACCCCGTTAATCTCCACTTGCTCATAGGTAATAGCAACGGGCATTACCATCCGGTTGAATAGCTTTTCCAGGTCGGGGTCTTCGGACAGCTTATTCTTAAAGTACTTATAAAGCCGGATAGTGGCATATCCATCCCAGGCTGCGTATTCAGCCCGGCGCTGTTTGTTTCTTTCTATTTCTTCCTCTATCCAATTAGCCACTGCGTAATCTAGTAACTGACCAATAAGCCCTGAGGCTTTCAGTTCCCTTTTAGCATCAGCTATCTGGGTCTTCTTGGGTTCCACTATCCCTTTCTTAATGTCCAGGCTAACCTCCCAGTCTTCCATATCAAGTATGGTCCTGGCGTTAGTCTTAAGTCCATTGGGGGAATTCTCATCTAGCAGATGTGATGCCAGCATTGTATCGAAGGTCATTGGGAACCTGACCCCATACATGTAATGAAGCCAGAGGTTATCGAACTTGCCATTCTGGGCTATAACCACTTTCCCCTTTAGTGTATGGGCCAGTCTGTGGTGAAACTTTTCCATTTCAGAATGGGAGAAGTTTTCATGATCAACCACAAACTCCTGTCGGAATGTGGCAATGATAGTCTGGCCGATAGCTGAAGTTCTTAACCTCATTTGCAGACCATTGGTTTCCAGATCGTAAGCTACTGCCCTGGATCTTTTAACTGCTGAGATTACATCCAGCAATCCACTGGGGGTAGTAACCCGTGTTAGGTTCAATGTGTGTTTAGTTAATGCTTCCCCCTTGATTATTTTCCCGAACCGTCGAAAGTCAGTATTAATCCGGTCGATGAACCGGGGATCTCTGAGGGACATAGAGGGGTGGAAAGTGGGGAGAACAGTGAACCCCATCTTGTGGGGTATCTGAGTGCCGTGTATCTCAGTGATCTTAGCCTTATTGGTTAAGGCTTTTAAAGCAGTGGAGCCTAAAGTGATAACCCACTCCGGTTGCACTTGTTCCAGTTCTTCCTGGAGGTATACTTTACATTCCTTGAGTTGTGTGGCTGATACCTTACCCTTTTCTGGTTTACGGCATTTAACCGCCGGGGTGTAATAGCAATCATCCAGGCTCAGTCCTGATACCCTGAGCAGATCCAGCAATAAGGTGTGGGTATTACCATGCCCATAGTCGCCCTTATTATCTTCGAAGTAATTGGGGTTATCCCCCACAATCATTATCTTCGATTTTTTAAGCCCTATTCCTTGGATGCAAGTATGATTAGCAAATTTTGCAAGATCGCAATTATTACAGGGTTTATTCGACACTGATCCACCTCCACATCTGCCATCATTAATTTACCCAGGGGTCTATTATCCCTGTATTCGTTATCATAAACCACTCGTGCTATACCTGCTTGAATTATCTTGTCAGCACACAAATTGCAGGGGCTATGGGTAACATAGAGTGTGGATCCTCTGGGATCTATCCCGAATGCCCTGGCCCACTTAATGGCATTGTCTTCAGCGTGGTCAGTATTAAGACAGGGGTTATCCTCATTGCAGCTGGAATCACAATGGGGCATCCCAGATGGAGCCCCATTATAACCTGCTGAGATAGGGCGTGATTCCATGGCTATCACTGCCCCCACTTTTAATCTGTTGCATGTACCCCTGGCAGCTGAGATATGGGCCCAAAGCATCAGCATCTGGTTTCGGCTTATACGCACTTTGGATTCTCCTTAAACATGACCTGGTAATCACTCACAAACATGTGGAGACTGGTGATGTGCATGTTAAAGGTTCCCAGGGTTACTTTTCCCCAGACCTGATGGTTTTTCATGAAGCACTGTTCCAGGACATGCTGGGCCAGTCTGACAGTCAGGTAGACATCATCCTGGAAGTGCCGGAATAAATCACAAGACCGGATGTAGTAGGTTATATCCAGTTTTCCATTGCGCATGATAAAGTGATAGCCCAGTGTGCAAGGCTTCCGGCCAGTGTTCTGAGCCCCAGTGTCCTCAGGGAACCACACAGGCAGATAGGCCTGGCGTGTGAGGGGTTCATCAGCTAATAAATTTATCAGGTCGCTCAGGTCCCCGTAGCTACCCCTGATCCCATCTAATGTATCCTCAGCCTCATGTCCTGAAGTTTTAGAAAGGAAATCCCCCGCATCCAGTGTGGGGACATTAACAAGACCAGACATTTTAGGCCAGTACCTTTCCATGTAATTGTGGTTGAATACTTTATCTTCCCGGTGTAAATCCGCGTATGCTCCCCAAGGCCAGTTTCTCCACTCCTTTCCGGGGTTAATACCATAGCCACATATCCTTTCCTGGAAGTGATCTTCAGCCCAAGGCATGTTAGGTTTAACCAGGGCCACCAGTTCGTCATTAGAAACATGATACATTGGACAGGAAAGATTGGTGTGTAATACCTCAACCATCTTAGCCTGGGGGTTGTCTTTAATATCCAGGGACTGCCACTTCTCAGTGTGTACCAGTTCCCCATCACTTTTCATTAACTCTTTAACTCTAAGTATTGCGTGTTCCAGGTTTATTGCTTTCATTTCTTGGTCATCCCCTTTATGGCTGCGATATCCGACTTGGTAAGATTCGGATAAACATAATTACGGAACAGATCATGCATCTTTGCCCGGGTCCTGTAGTTATACCCACATTCTACCACCATCCACTTCTCCACTGCTATCCTTACGCAGCGGGTGAACCACTTATTATCCTCAGCCTGGATAGCAGCCATTGCTTCGCGGGTATCAGCTATCTGGAAGAAGATAGGAAGAAACATGGAACTGAGGTATAAGGTTGAGAATTTAAACCGGATTACATCTGGTCTGGGTAATCCCTTAAGCAGTATTGGAAAGATTACTTCATCCAGAAACATCAGGTCAGCAAAGAACTTCTGTCCGACCTCGGTGCTACGGTAATATAACTCGACCACAAACTGAGGCTTACCCTTTTCCGGTCGGGTAATGTGGTTCAATGTGATGGTCTGCATGCAGAACCCCTGAGAACGGGATTCCTTTTCCATATTACCGAACCGGGCAGTGATACAGGACTGCTGCTTAGAGGCCCTGTCGATCAGTGTATCCCTGGCCTTTTCCAATTCCGGTATAGACAGATAGTTACGCTTCAGCTGTCGCATCTTACTGTCGTTAGGAGCATAGCCCAGGTTCTCGGGTTTCAGGGATAAACCATCGAAATCCTCAAAGGGTACTTCCCATTGAATATCCCTGAATATCTTTCTGATCTGGACATAAGCTTCTGGTTTAGTGCACGCCAGTTCTTGTACCCAGTCAGCCCATCGTTCCTCTAGTTTTGTGTGTTGCACTCAGCTTGCTCCAGTAGTATTTGATCCAGTCTATCTTTCAACATGTCGTGGATCGAATTGAGGTGTATTATAATTGACTCATAATACTCAGAGTGCTGGGGGTGCTCAGCTATGTACCCCTGGAACATTTCAATCTGTTCCGTTACCACTTCCATCCGGAGTTGATATTGTATGTCTAGGGGTAGTGTCTTCAATAGATTCATAACGTATGGCCCTGAGAGTGTCCCGTATTTTAGTTTCTGGTGCTATCCATCCTGTGGGTTTAATGGCATCAGCTGAATCACCGAACCCCTGCCTGGTTTCTTTTACCCCCTTTTTCTTTGTCATGTTGCAGTGGTGTACCTGACCGAATAGTAGCTTATAAACCTCAGCACTAATACCATGTTTATAAACCACACCCTTTTGGAAGTAATCCAGATCAATCAGGCCATCCAGTACCCCCACTAAATCCCCCTCGGCATAAGCATCTTCTATCTCAGATATTTCTTCCCTGAGCTGCTGCATGGATAACCTGAATTCTTGTTCACCCATCAGGCCCACTTCGCGTGGTTCAATCTTCAGGATTTCTTGGTTGAATTGCTCGACTTGCTTATGCATGTTTAATCCTCGTTAAGAAATGAATACTGCTTTCTTGTGAATACAGTTTGGAGAGATGATCAGCTACCCTTTCATAAACATAGTTTATAGGGTCTAACTCATAGTCATACCTAACAACCTTGTTGTTAGAATACCGACCAATGTCTACCATCAGTTCATCATATTCATTGACCAGTTCCGGGTGATTATCTATTACCCCTTCCATCTGTTCCCTGCCCACATTTTTAAGGATGGTCTTCAGATTAGGACGGCAGTAGATAATCAGGTGGTCTCTTGAGTAAAGATCC